TTTCTTTCTATCTTCTTCTGAAAAGGTATACCCGGCACCGCCATCACCTTCTTCAATTCTTAAATTTGCCCATATCTTATTCCCCATTTCATCTTTTGCGTTAACAACATCCCATAAACTACTATAATACCTTCCCATCTGTTTTAGTTCTTCTTTGTCGGGTGTCTGTAAAAGTATCTTAGTCGTATGTTCATGTCCATGGCTTTTTAAGTGTCTTAGCCAATATTTTCCAGATCCATTATACTTCGTGATATCATTTTTTGTGTATCCTAAATACTTCAATCCTGTCACAGCATGTTCTTTCAAATACAATGTGTAAATAGTCATAACAATTTCCTTGTTACTTTATTTATCTTATTAATCCGCCGGTTACTAAAATGTTCATTTAAATTTCAATTCAAAATATGTTATTTGCTGTGGAGTAAGATACGCTCTGATTTGATATATGTATCCGTATGTGTGAAAGTCTGTATGACGATGCCAACTAGCTTTTGGTGCAGAGTTTTTCATCACCCACTTGCCTGCTTCTGTTTGCTGCCAGTTATATATGGGGTCTGCTACTAACAAATCAGGGTCGTCACCGTCACTCATTCTAATCGTGTGTACGACATGAGTAACCGTGACAGTGTGTTCACCTGTATCAGATATACTTAGTTGCCTTGAAGGCGACATATCTTCATACAGCCATGTTTGCTTTGATAGCGCCATGACTCTCGTATCCAATTAACTTTATGTCATCCATTGTAAACTTATCAATCTCTTTAATATCTGGGTTCAACCATAATTTGGGCAAATCATATGGCGTTCTAGTTAACTGTTCTTTTACTTGTTCAACATGGTTTTGATAAATGTGAGTGTCGCCCGTTGACACTATCAATTCACCAACCCCATAACCACAAACCTGTGCAATCAAATGAGTGAGTAGCGCGTAGCTAGCAATATTAAAAGGTAGGCCAAGAAAAACATCCACACTACGCTGATACATATGGCAAGATAGTTCACGATTTTTGTTGACATAGAATTGGCACATTACATGACACGGTGGTAGTGCCATTTGATCTAGCTCACCTGGATTCCATGCACTAAGAATGTGTCTACGACCGTTAGGGTCTTTCTTCAATCCTTCAATGAGGTTACTTAACTGATCTGTTTCTTTGATATGAACAGAACCACCTCGATTGTAGTAGTTGCCAAAGTCATCTTTGAATGTCTCTTGTTCGTGTACTATGGGAGTCTGCCAGTGTCTCCACTGTACTCCGTAAACTCGTCCAAGATCACCTTCAAACTTTGCTTTTGGTTTCCAATAGCTAGCAAGTGCATTAGGTGTCCAGATCGTAGTAACACCATCACGGGTACCATGTGTAAGTTCTGCTAGTCTGCGTTCATCTCCAGTACCTTCAATGAACCAAAGTAGTTCACCTACACATGCTTTCCATGCTAGTTTCTTCGTAGTGACGGCTGGAAAATTCCTACGCAAATCAAAGCGCAGATTACGTCCAAACACACTAATAGTCCCTGTGCCAGTTCTATCATCTTTAGATTCTCCGTTAGTTAATATATCTTGTAATAATTCCAAGTATTGTTTCATAGTCCACCTAGTAGTTTGTCAGTTTCAGGTTGTACAGTATCAGCGATGGTTCGTACATTAAGCATGAGTTCAACGCTGATTTTATCTTCCAACTCTTGTAACTTCCTATTAATAATTTCTTCTACTTGTGTAGGGTCCAGACCTTGGCTTAAAAACTTTTCGACATTGATGGTGTGTTGTCTCTTGCCTTCAAGTTTAATTACCATTTTCTTGATGAATGTTACTGGTACATGGTGTGTATCAACATCTTCAAGTATGTGTTCCCATTTTTCTAAGAAGTCTGGATTCATTATGCACTAACTTTTGCTCTTGGTTTCTTTACTTTAGGTGCGGGTGTTGCTACTGGAGCTTCAACTACAACTGCCTTTTTAGTTGCTCTTGGCTTCTTAACTGCTGGAGGAGGATCCATATCATTAGCTTGCTTGATCAATAGTTCACTTTCAACCATCAATCCTTTAGCTTCTGCTGCCATTCGTGCTGCTTGTTGACGTAGATTGTTTGCCAACATGTTATCACCAAGCGCATCATTACTGCTAGCCATCAATGGAGCAGTCTGTGTTCTAGCATCACGGGTATTTTGTTCACGTTGTCTACGTGCTACATCAGCTGGAGTTTGCATTCCACGGCTTTGATCAATCTCAGCCATACGCTTTACAGCATCTTCACCTTGTTTCATTTCAGTCAGTATCTTGTTAAGTTCACTTAACTTGATCTTGGTCTGTGAGTTAGGAGTAACAATGATGTTTTCAGTGTTTACCTTCTTCAATAAACCTTCACGGTGTAGTGTCTGTAATATTGGTTGACCATCTAAACCTAGTGTGCGATGCAATGCATCACTTAAAGATTCAGCGTGTTGACCGATATCACTTTCAATACAACGGATCAATGGATCGTGAATGTGTTGATTTAGTGTTTCTGTGAATGTTACCAGACACATGTGAGGTTCACCTGGAATCTCACGAAAAATGATAGCAACCTTGCGATCACCTTGCTTACCGACGTGTTTTAAAAAACTCATATTATTCTCCTAGAGTACATAGATATTTAATATCTGTTGTACTCTGTGAAATATTTTTATGAGTGTTATTGGGTCAATGAGTCAAGCAGTTTATAGTGTTCGTATGCTTGCACAACCGCAGGTGTAGTATTGCGGCTCTTAGGCGAGACCTCTACCCAAATATCATCACTTAATTCAGGGTGAAGGAATTGACTACCGAAGTAGCTATTAAAATTTCTTGGTTGGTGAATCTTACCACCATTGTATAATCTAGTAGCAAGTGCTTCCACTTCTTCCCATGGCTTCACGGCAATATCATATGCCTGTACATCCACCACATTATAATTACCTTCTGCGTAGTATTGGCTTACAACACCGATAAATTGCTCAAGGTCATTTGTTCTAGTGCGAGTAATGAGCAATAGTACATCATCCTCGGACACTTCACCCATAAGAATGCTACGCAAACATTTACCTAAACTTGTTCCTACATACATCATACAATCACCTGTGTTTTCTTATCTGCTCTATCACTATAAAATTTATGTCCAACATTACGTATAGCATCAGCCATTACTTGTGGACTAGTTTCAAACGTTTCTCTAATATCTTCTTCAGTCAACTCTGAATCAAAGGTGTAGATTTCATAATGGCGTTGACTATTATATCTAGCCCTCATTATCATACTATGTAACGGAATAGTCGCCGGACTTATTGTTTTATTTTCTTCCTTAAGAATACGCCAAATGTTTTCTTTTTCCCACCGCTCGTGTTCTTCTTCAACTTTTGAAACGTTGATTAGACATTCAAGTCCAGTCATGTCCCACATTGCTATGAACCTAGTTGTTTTCTTTTTTGATGAGGGCATATATCATTTTCACTTTATCTAGTGCATCGGCTAATGTTACGTTTGTTTTTGCTTCACGGTGTATGTCACCCCAAAGTTTACTTTCCATTAAATGTTCGTGCAGTGGACGACCATCAACCGTTCTGTTATCAAACATCAACTTACGTTCAGTGGAACCAGACTGACGTACATATATAGTCTCACCTTTATCAGGGGATTCAAATATGTCCGTCATTATTACGCTACCTCATCATACAGTGCATATGTCCCGAATGGGGGATTGGGATTCTTGTCACCGTGAATGATCCAAGTAGTATCACAGTAGTCAGGGTCGCCCCAAGAACCACAGGGATATCCATCAGTAAACACAATCAGTCGTTTTGGATCAATTGCGTTTTTCTTCAAGTACTTAAAGATACAATCAAAGTCAGTACCACCACCGCCCATCGGCTCATACTCGTCAATGTTGTCCATGTTCTCACTGTTGAAGTCTTGTGGGTTATAAGTGTCAGTATCAAAACAGAATACGTGGACCTTGTAACCATCAAAACTATCCATCATGCCTGCAATCTCACCCAAGAATGCTTGAGCTTGTTTGTTGCTGATAGAGCCACTCATATCAAGTGACACAACCACATCAATTTCTTCACCGGGAGTCATGCCGGGCATGATAGCA